TTTAGCCATACTTGCTGCTTCCATTTGTCTTTTCCCTAGTTCTGTTAGGACAGGGAACATAGTACTTACAATAGTACTTGCAAAAAGTACAAGTACTCCAAGTAACATTCCAGAGTTATTTGCAAGAATAGTAATTAGAGGTGTTACAAAAGTATTTAACATTGAAATTCCTGATCTTGTTAGGTCAGCAAAAGAGGCTGCTAACTGATCGTATGAATTCGGATCAACAGCTTCCGTTAATGCTCCATATTTTAATGATCCTTGAGTAAGGGTTGCATTAAGAAATGCTTGTCGTCTTTCAAAATCTGTTAAATCTGTTCCTGCTTTGTTTAATTTAGTAGCATAAGATTCAACTGCAGAATCTAATCTTACAAGAATACCTAATTCATCTAAAATTTCAGGTTCGAGTTTTGCTACACCTCGGAATAATCTGTCTACAGAATCTCCTAAGTTTCTACCAAGAGCAATAGAAGCATTTCTTGCTACTTCTGCTAATTCTGACATTTGAGTAGTACTAAATCCTGAAGTAATTGCAATTGAACTTGCACGAAGTGAATCTTCTAAAGATAAAGCATTATCTGTAATTTTTCTAAGATTGCCTGCTATGATCTCTGAAGTTCTTCCAGATGCATTAGCTAAAAATCCAAAACCTTGAATAAGGGTGTCTACTTGAGCAGCAGAACGTAAAGCATTAAAAGCAGCAGTTGCTGCAAAGACATTAGCGGCTAATGTAGCATACGCGCCAACAAGCCCGCTAGACCCGCTGCCGATTGTTTGTGAAAGTTTGGAAAAGTTTTTTGTACCGTTTGCTGTTTGAATAAGCCCTTGTTTTTGGCGACCATAGTTATCGTCTTGCTGTTTTGTCAAGTTTTTAGTCGATTTCGATGTTTTATCTATGTTTTGTTGTAATTGTTTTTGTTTTGTCTGAACGACTTCAAACCCCTTTGAGGTTGCAATTACTTCAAATACTACTTTATTCGCCATTTATTTTCTTTTCATTCGGTCATACTCAGCTTTTAATTTTTTCTGAGATGCTTCGATTGCTCTACTGTCTAAAAACAGTAATAATTCAAATACAAAATCTTCTTGATATTCTTCAATTCCATAATTTTTTAGTAAAAATTTGAAATTAGTATAGTCTTTTCCTATAAATCCTATGTCGGGATATATTCTGTCCCCCATACTATGATAGATATTCATGCAAGTTAGTACTAACTCTGGAAAATCCTCCCAATCAGGAGGACATTTATCCCAGTCAGGTTCTTCATTCATTTGATCCATCATTTCAAGATATTGGTCTTTTGTCATACCAATATCCATGTTATCTAAAAATAACTTAAGTTTCTTTTTTAGTTTTTCCTTGTTCTTCGCTACGAAAATTTTCTAAGTCAAAGACTACCTCGTTGAGCCAGTTATCAAATTCTGTTGAGTTTTCGACTAATACTTGAGCATTTGCTTCTGTAAACTCCATTTGTGCAGAAGGGTCTTGATCTTTTAAGTCAACAAGTAGTAAGTCTTGTAAAAACTCTAATTTTAAACCTTTCCAGTTTTTAACTGTTGCTCGTGTAAACTCAATAACAAATTTTTCATCATTTAATTCATCTTCAAATTGACGAGTTTTACGATTAAATTTGTTTATAGTACACTTCTTACGAAGATTTGTTAGTTCTTTTCTAGAAAGATTTGCGAGTTCTACTTCGAAACCTTCTAATCCTGGGAATTCTACCCAAGTGGTTTTACTATCTACTAGTAATGATTTTAATTCCATGTTGTTATATTCTCCTTAGTATGTTATAACGGTTGATAAATTTGCAGGATTGCCTATCAAACGATAGTCAAAAGCCTGCGTAAATACGTCTGTGATATCGGTTCTTTTAGTAAACATACAGTTTGCTAAATTTGCATCTAAAAAGGTGCTACCGTTTACCACTGTTTTAACACGAACAGTTGTATCTGTGTTAAAAGTTTGCACTGTACTTGAATTATTACTAGTAACATATTGAACTATGTTTCCAGAAACAACTCTTCTTCCGAGAGTAAACCCAGAAGGATACATTGCATTTGAAGCATTTGTAACTGAAAGACTGCTATGTAATGTTTCATAAGGTGTCCATGATATTTCATTTTGAACACTTAATGTAGCAGATATAATGTTAGAAACATCTGATCCGCCAACTTCCACATCAATAAGCGATAAGGTGGGAGTTCTTGTCGAACTAGCACTCACCAGTGAACCTGGGAGCGAATAAGGCGTTAAACCCTCTAAAGGGTCGTATCCGTGTCCTACTCTTTCTAACTTTTGTGCCTGTCCTGAAACAGTTAAAGTTAGTGCTGAACCTTTTGCTAAATTAAAATCACCGTTTGTAAAAACACATTCATTTAATTTAAAAGTACTTTCTCCAGTTACAATGTAAAGGTCAAAACTATTAATTCTTATTTGTCCTTGTGTTGCATCATATTCTGTTAATAGACTTTTTACAATTGTTTCATCTTTTTCTGTAGTTAATGAAACTGTAAAACTAAAGTCCGCAGGATTAGCTTTTGTTATGCTTGTTCCCTGAAACATCTTTGTTTGATCGTGCAAAGTCTTTACTTCGTATGCATCTTCCGCAAATGTTTGTGAGAACGATACGTCAGGAGTCGTCTTTAATAAGTAACGACTCCCTCCGTATACGAGGTGTACTTTACTTTCTTTTAGAAAGTTGTACGCAATTGTCATTGTTATACGCCTAAGCTTTTGTCGGTCGCATAAGTTGAATCTGAATGGGTTGTTGCACCCTTATATTTCACAGTCATTTCATTACCTGTTAATAGGTCTGATCCATGAGCTGAGAATTCTACAGTTGTAGAAATCAAATCCGCAGTTTCGATTGTTGGCACAGTTAAATGTGCTCTTGGTATATCAAATTCTACTACTGGGGTAGCACTTGAAGCTCCTCCCATAAATAGACTCATATCAAATGCGTTACTAACTAAGTCGGTTGCACCAGCTAAGTCTGTAAGTAATTGGTTTGAACCGTTTGATTTTGTATCCAAGTAACAAGTTAAAGAACCAGTAATCTGTCTAGCACCTGTGAAAGAACCAATTGGTTTATCCACAAGACCTAAGGTTTCTGGGGTTACATATGTAACATTGTTAGCAATGGTAATTGAACCACCAGTAATATTGATATCATATGTTGTAGCATCAAGTCCATTAGAAGATGCTCCTCCGCCTTGTTCGAGAGTAGATAATGTTAATGTTGACAATTTATTTCTTAAATAATCAGCATCATCTGGTGATACACAGTCAGCATAACTATATGATTCTACAAAAGTAGATGTGTTTCCACCATTACCTAATACTCCGGCTGATCCGCCACTTGCTGCATCGGTTGCCATTACGCCACCATTATTGAAAGCACCATATTTAGAAGGATCTTCTAAGAATGTTGATACTTGGTCAATAGTTGTAGCATTTCCAGACCATGTTAATTGAGCAATTCCATCAATAGAAAAGTCAATTTCACACTGGTTTACTTGAGCTTCGTTTAGTCTATAAGTTGTATTTTCAAGAACAAAGAATATTGAAAGTTTCAATAATTCATGATGTTCTGATCTTTCAAAACTAACGTCTGCGTCTGTTCCGTCAATAGTAAGAGCTGATGCTGAGGTGCCACTTAAAGCTCCTTCTGCAATATCTTTACCTGCAAGTGAAGCCCACATGATATTTTCAACCATATCATGATCACCACTTGTTCTCCAACTGTTTGAACCGTGTTTGAAAGGTCTTACATAAGTTCCAAACGACCATTCTGCTGGTGGTAGAGAATCATTAAAACGTTTTGACCCACGATTCGGTGTAGCACCTGCTTCGTTAATCTGAACATCTGTAGACTCACTTCCTTGTGAAAAACTATACCCATCTAGTACACCAATTCTAAAAGTATTAGCATCTGCGCCATTACCTTTGAATAGTCCTAGACCAGGTCTTGAGTTATCTGTTGTTGTTGTGCCTGTGACTCCTGCTGCTTTTATTACAAAACCAGTTCCACTTCCAGTTGTTGCGGATTGTGTACAGTTGTCATTATCTGACAATGCATGTCCACGGAAGTTATTTGGAACGTATACTTCTGTAACTGCTCCAGAGTTAACTGCCTTAACAATAACTTTTACTTGATCATTACATGTAATAACATCACCGACAGCGTGTCCACTGCCTCCTGTAATTGTATCAAAAGCTACTGCGCAACCACCTGCTGTGTGCACTCCATTCACAGAGCTGACAAATACCTTGGTATTTCTCGATAAATTTAAAGCCATTTTGCTTTCTCCGTTTTATAATGGAAAGGGGTGCGGCGACATATTTATGTGCCTTACCTGTTTCCTAATAACGTATTCTGACTGTCATTTCTCCAATCCCTAAAGGAGCAATTACTCCTTCATCAGTACTTATACTTCCTATTGTTAAAGAAGTTGTACTTAGACTTGGACTGACCGTGTCATCATACACTAAACTATCATTATCATCTATTATATTTTCTATATCTTCGAGTAATAATGCTAGTGTTTCTTGAGTATCATTTTCATCTTTTATGTATACTCTTATTGTTATGTCTAACAATCTCCATTTGAATTGATCGGGTAAATACTCTCTAAATTCATCCCCTGCTACTACGCAAAGTTTTGGATATTGTTCTATTTCGTCTAAAAATTTTAAGTGCCCGTCTACATTGTCGTACACATTTGAATTAAAAGGATGATTACCGTCAATTCCCTTTAATTTATTTACAATCGCATCAACTACCTTTTTTCTTTTTGTTCTACTTACTGCCATTATATTCTCCTAAGAGTAAATTTTGTCTTTAGTTGTTGTGCTGCTAAATCTCGTATGCTCCTTTCTATTAAAGGTCTTGGGTCATACCCTGCGGGATATTGTCTTCCCTGTTCAAATACTTTATATCTATTATCATATGTGTAATCCATATGAAATTGCTCTCCTTTAGGCATTACATTTACAAGTTTTACTGAATCTGCAAATCTTCCTGTTTGGTTTTCTAAAGCGGGTCTACCCATGTTGCTTTGTACTTCTTTTGTTAGTCTTGTTTGTACAAAAGCTTTTGTTTCCATTGCTTTTTTTAAAAGCTCGTTATCTCCGCCGTCTCGAGTTGCTTTTTCGTGAGCATTTTTAGGAGCTTTTATTCCTCCACTAATTGCTAATCCTCTTAACGCTACTTTTTTTCGTTTTATCTTTTCAGATGCTCCTAACGTTATTTTTCTTTTTGCTTTTGGAGCTTTTGTGTACGGAGATAAATTTCTAGCAATGCGTTTTTTGTACATTGCTCTCATTGTTTTATTTTGTAGGATTGCTTTGAATCCTAATTCTTCAATACTATCAGATCTTTTTCTTTTTGCAGTTATTCCAGGTTTATTATATTCTTTTTCCAGTGTAGCAATTGCTTCTGATAGTGCTTGTGCTATTCCTTTACCAATACCTGCTGATTTTGAACCTCTATCTTGGTTTTCTACTGCATCTTCTAGGCTGGAAGCTACTCTAAAACTATCTTTGAATTTTAAGCCTCCTGCTCCTGCATCTACAAAATCTTGAAAATGCTCTAACTTAATATCATTACTTGAAATTACATCTTTTAGTAATTTTTGAGATAAATTATCTCTTATATCTTTTATAGGGTCTTGTTCTGAACCATCTCCTTGAAACTTACCTAAAGTTGCTGCTGCTTTAGCTCTTACAACATCATGTTTATGCCCAATATCAAATATATTCCAATTACGAGTTCCTTTTTCTTTACTTGCTGTTTTTGAAAAAACGTTTCTTTGATCTTCTTTTCTGCCAAATAATTCCGCAAACTCTGTTTCTGCTAGTTTATTAACATGGTCAGATCTCCATTTTCTTAATACAGCAAAGGTATCTGCTTTAGAGTCTGCTTCAATTAAAATAATAACTTCTACTCTGTCATTGCCTAATTTACTAACTTCGTATGCTACAATTCCTTTTGTTGGTTTTTTGCTTTTAAAAAACTGTTCTGCAGATTTTACACACTTAGCAGCAAATTCATTTGCTAATCTTTTTTTCTCTGTATCAGTAAGTATAGATGGGTCTCTTTTACCAAGCTCTTGTACTACCTCTTTTTTATCTACATAAAAGAATTGTTCATAGGTGTTCATTATATCACGGAACTTATCCATTGATCCACTTTTTTTTGTTTTAGTTGCTTTTAATTTTTTTCTTTCTTCGTCACTTAAAAATAAAAGGTCTTTCCAATCTTCTAACTCTTTTTTAAAGTCTTGTATTGCCATTACTTGTGAACTTTATAGAAATCTAGTATCCTTTTTATATGGTCTGGGAATCCTATATTTTCTCTCAGACTTGTAGATACAGAGTTCTGTATCGAAGCTCCAGCAATAGAAAGTCTATCTTTTCTTTCGTCTTTCAAATAATATTTTACTAAATCAAAACATGCCAGTTTTAAATCTTCGGGTGTCGAAGCATATCCTGACCTATATGTAACTTTTACTGCTGCTCTTCCTTTTGGAAAAGCTTTATCTGCAGTTGCAGTTGTTCTATAAATAGTATCTAGTTCAGTGTCTACTACGTATTCGTACTTACCACTAGAATCTGAGTTACCTGT